GCAGGCGTACCCTTATGGGTATCAACCGCGCCATAACGCAAGGGCTCGTAAGGGGCGACAGTTACCCCAATATGATAAAGGGCGTCAAGGGATTCCTTGATGGCGATGCGTCAAGGGCGATGACAGTAGTGCGAACGGAGGGGCAGCGTGCTTACGTTGACGGTCAACTTGCGGCTGGCGAAAAGGCTAATGACCTTGGCGTTGACACTCGGAAGGTATGGGACGCAACGCTTGATTCCGCTACTCGTCCAGCACATGGTGCTTTGGACGGCGCTGTGGCTGATAAGAACGGCATGTTCGATACTGAGGTTGGGAAGGTAACCGGCCCACTACATAGTGGTGTAGCCTCATTTGATATCAACTGTCGATGCCGCATTACCTACGAGGTAGTAGGCTACGAGCCCGAGGTGCGGCGCATACGTGACGAAGGCGTGGTACCGTACACCACATACCGTAAGTGGGTAGAGGGTAAGCCCGAGCTCGCTGCGGCATTAAGGAAGTCAGATATACGCAAGGTTGTAAACAACCTGGGGAAGACAGCATAATGCAATTTCTAACGAGTAGCGATACGGCATACAGTCAGATAAGCCCTTACAACGGGACAACTGCTGAGTACATAGCCGCATCGGAGACAAAGACGGAAAGGAAGTATCTAACCAAGCTTTGCGGGCAACAGGTAACGAGCGAAAGCGACCCGGAAGTATGGGTACGGATAGGCACAAGCCAGAAAATATTTTTGTAGGGTAAGGAGAATAGGATAAATGGCAGACGAAGACAGGACTGAGGATGTTGAGCCCAAAGAGGAGCAACAGCCGGATGTCAAGACACTGGTAGCCGATGCAGTAGCGGAAGCAATAGCGACAGCTAAGGCAGAGTCGAAGGGCGAAATAGCCGGACTCAATCGCAGGATCAGTGAGCTAACAGACGCCAATTTGACAGCAGAAGAGAAGTGGAAAAAGCAAGTAGACGACTACATGCAAACAGCAACCAGCGCACAGAAGCGCAGCGAGGTAACGGCAAAGGTCGCAGAGCGAAAGTTGCCGCTGAAGTATGTTGATGCAGCTTTGAAGCTTGACGACCCGGATGCGTTTCTCGACCAGTTGGTTGAGGACTTTAAGACGGTTACCGACACCGGCAAAGAGGCCGGTGCGGAAGAGACGAAAAAGGTACTCTATAAAGAGGCCGCCAGAAAGCCCGTAAAGGGCGATGAGGTAGCCACGGTATTGACGCCGGAGCAGTACCTTGAGCAGATGCGCCTTGCCGCGAAAAGTGGCAATATGGAGCGTGTGCGCGAGTTACAGAAGCTTAGTGCAGATATACTAGCGACTGCTTTGAAGAAATAACTTAGGAGAAAATAATGGGAGTACAGTCTTTCATTCCCCAGCTATGGTCAGCTAATGTGCTGGCAGGGCTCCTTGATCAGACCGTGTTTCGCAGTGTTTCTAACACTGACTACCAGGGCGAAATTACCGCCATGGGCGATATGGTTAAGATCAACGAGATCGGGGATATCACGATACGGGATTATACCCGTAACAGTACGTCGGAGCTGACGTTTGAGTATCTGAGCGATGCTCAGAAAGAGCTCAAAATTGACGAAGCAAAATATTACAACTTTGAAGTTGACGATGTTGATGCCGCGCAGGCCAAGGGCAACTATATGTCAGAGGCTATGCGTAAGGCGGGATGGGGCGTTGCTAATGAGATCGACGAGACGATAGCAGCTTTCCATGACCAGGCCGGGATTACTCTTGGCAGTACCGGAAGCGGTAAAGACATTACGTCAAGCAACGTTGTCAAGTATGTAGGCGAGATTGGTTCACGGCTTGATGGCGCGAACGTGCCGCCCATGGGTCGATGGCTTGTAGCGCCGCCATGGTTTGTTATGGCCTTGCATAATGCAGGCATTAACAAGGACACGGACAACAGCGCAGCGATTAGGTCGGGTGCTGGATTTTATGCCAGCTTCCTCGGCTTTAGTATCTACAGTTCCAACAACTGCGTTAATGGCAACTTTGCCGACAACGCTAAGATAATGGCTGGTTATAGTGGGACAATTTCCATGGCCGTCCAGGTGCTGGAGACAGAGGCTTTCAGAAGCCCCACTAAGTTTACGGACGTAGTTCGTGGACTCGTTGTATACGGTGCCAAGGTTGTACGGCCGAAGACGCTTTACACTCTGACCGCCGACTACACGGCAGAAACTACTTAGGAGGTAGTGACATATGGCTATTAATGAAATCGATGTTACTACTATGGTACGCGGCGATACAGTAGACGCCTCGCCTATCCTTGCATGGCAGGCTATTGACAGCGCCACCGGCGCTTATATTGACGTAGCTAATATCAAGGCTGACAGGCTGGCTATTCTGGTCGCGCGTTCCACGGAAGCTAAAGACGGTGGTATTAGAATCGCCAAGGGCAACCGTAGTGGCGGGGCGCTCCCGCTTTATGTGGAGCTCACCACGGATAACGCAGGCACCCAAAAGGGTGAGGTTGTCCATGGTCCGATTTATATCGAATCGGCACGCCACAAGGATAGTAACGACAGAATCAGCATCTATGCGGCTCTCAGTTCTGATACGACCGGGGATAGCACCGGGACGACTATTGGGCTTTGGGTTGCGGCTACTTATCTGAAGGATATGTAATCACGAGCTACATGGCGGGGCGATCGCGAGAAGTGATCAACTCTAACGTCCCGCCATGCGGCTATATTAGGAGGAAGGGTTGAAATTAGCTCTTGTGGGTGCTGCACCGTCTATGGGGATGACGCCGTGGAATGATAAGGAATGGCGTATCCATACGTTGCAAGTGTGTCTGTCGTACCCGGCGCTTAAACGGTGCGATGTAGTATATGAAGTGCATAAGCTTGATGATTTGCCAGACAAGGCGCAGGCGATAAAGCGACTTGAAGGGCTTAAGGACAACCAGGCTGTGTATATGCAGGAGCCTATAGACGGGGCGCTTGTGTTTCCAAAGGATGAGATGATAGCTCATTTCAAGCAGATGGGTTACGCCGGCGCGAGCTACCATACTTCGTCGGTGTCGATGATGTTTGCACATGCGCTATATCAGAAGATGATAGGCGAGCTCGACTTTGATATGATGGCACTGTTTGGTATTTACATGGCCGCCGATGAGGAGTACGCGCACCAACGCGGGGCGGTTGAATACTGGACTGGTGTTGCTAACGGACTCGGTATCCCTGTAGATATAGTAGGCGATAGCAAGGTGTGTAAACAACGATACTTGTATGCTTATGAGGACCATAGCTCAACGATTAGCGCTATACGGACCATGAAACGTGGGCTCAACACTGGGCTTGCAGATGTTAAACGGGAGATGGAGATTAAGCAGATAGAATACCATGAGCAGCAGGGGGCCGTTAAGGTACTCGATAGGCTCGCACGAGACTTGGAATAGGGGGCGGGAATGGGTAAGGCTCCGGCAGTAATGCCGATGTGCAAAAAGGATAACCTTATGGTTATCGGCACGGCTGGTACTATTGAGATAGCGCCGTATGGCAAGAAGGATGTAGAGATATGGTCGGTTGCACAAGCGGCGACCCATAGCGCCTTAAAGCGGTATGACTTGATGTGGGAATTGCATACCGAGGGTTACTGGCGCGACCCTGCTATTATGAAGCGGATGCTTGATATCAAGTCTCCCCTTGTTATGCAGGACCACTACCCTGACATACCGATGTCAGTCCGTTTCCCGTTAGAGGATATCTTGCATTATCGCAAGTATCATACTACGTCGATAACGTACATGCTTGCGTGGACGCTACATAGTTTCCTGACTACCGGCAAGCCTAAAAGTCTTGGGCTATTCGGTGTACACATGGAAGCCAGAGAAGAGTATACGGTGCAACGGCCATGTTGCGAGTATTGGCTTGCAAGGCTTGAGGAGGCAGGTGTTGAGATATTCATAGCCGGCGGCGCGGTCCTTGCCTCGGATGCGCTTTATGGATATGAGGAATACGACCCTATCTGCTGGAAGATCCGCGAGCGTATGAACAATATACAGAATGGTATCGGCATGCGAGCCCAAGAGGAATCACGGGCTGAGATGTTGAAGCATGAGCAGATAGGCGCGGCGAAAGAAGATGAGCACTGGTTGCGGTTAGCGCAAGAAGGCAAGCTGAGAACGTTGACCCCAAAGGAGACGGAACGTATGCGCGAAACAGTGGCTAAGTCAACATGATAGTGACTCTGGCGAAAGTAAAGGCGTTGATGAACGTAACAAGCACGTCTTACGATGCTGTAATACAATCTATGATTCCGATTGTCGAAGATGATATAGTACGGTATTGCAACACGGCATTCCAGGACAAGTATGTCTCAAGGGAATCTGGTGGCGCGATAGCCTTTGTGCGCGGCGACCCTGATACCATTACAGACTCAGACAGCCTATTTGTGTCGCATGGCTTTATCGCTGGCATGACTGTATTTGTAGAGGGGAGTGATAGTAATTGGGGCACCTACGAGCTTGATACCGTATCTGCTGGCACGCTTACGTTGACAAGCGTGAATCAGTTGATAAGCCAAGATCCTACAGACTCAGACGCCAACTCTATGCCGATCGTGCGTATCAGTAGAGTCAAGTGGCCACGAAGCATCGACCTCCCCGCGTCTCAGATGTGTTGGTACCAGGCACGGAACGCAAGCAAACAGACCGGTGTTGTATCCGAGCGCATAGACGATTATGCGGTAACGTATGCCGCCAGCGGATCTCAGATGCAGTACCCGGCGCGCATACTGAAAGGCCTTGACAAGTATCGTATAGTGCCCGGCGTATGATAGAAGACTACTACACAGAATCAGCGGTTATCTATACCGAGACTACCTCGACAGGCTGGGGCTCAGAGACCGCATTTACCCCGGGCGCTACTATTAAAGCGGCTATTAACCCGGCATCAGGCAACGAGCGCTTTAGTGCTGGCAAAGTGACCGAGTACGCAGACTACAAGCTATACTGTAGCGACACAGTGGCCCTCACAGAGACGCAACGCATAGTCTACGCCGGGGATACGTTTGAGGTAGGCTTTGTCAAGGACACGCTTGATATGGCCCATCACAAGAAGGTGATGTTGCGTTATGCCCGGTAAGCATCCAATCACGGGCGCGAATTGGGACGACGTGTTTGATATGTCGTCCAAGTCTGGTCTTGAGGCTATCGGCATTCTACTTGAGGAACGAGCCGCAAGGTTGGCAGCACGCAAGACAGGCAGACTTGCCGGCAGTATTACTCATGCCACCGTTGACGGTATATCGCGGACACGCACTCCGGCCTCGCAGGCAGACGGGGTTACCAAGCCGAGTGACAGGCATGAGGTATGGATAGGTACTAATGTCGAGTATGCGGCGCATGTCGAATATGGCACTGTGAACACTCCGGGCGGGCAGCCATTCCTGCGACCTGCCATAGACAATAACCGCAAGGCTGTAGTGAAGCTGTACGCCGAGCAATTTGATAAGGTGATGAAACGTGGCAAGCTCTAACATCGAACAAGCGCTATACGTCAGGCTGACGGGCGATACTGATATCACCGCCGACCTTGGCAAAAAGATATTCCTTGCCCGCGCCGAGCCAGGCGTTGCCTTACCGTACCTTGTGTACAATGTTGTGAGCGACCCGCATTCTGCATTTTCGTTTGTTGATGTCAACACGGGTGCCCCAAGAATACAGATATCGATATGGCATGAGGATAGGTATGAAGCGCTAAGGATAGCACAGAATGTGCGCGAACGTGTTAGGCATTTTGGTGGTAGTTGGGACGGGTTGAAGATACATAGATGCACGGCAGAGGGTACGCGACTACTGTCAGAGCCTGACCGTGATGTATTTCAGGCGTCGTTTGATATATTCCCACAGTACGTGGATGCAAGTTAAAGGAGCAAGGGGATGGTTAAGTGCGAGAAATGCGGGCACCTACAGCCTGGTGACAGCATAGATATTTGTAGAAAGAATAATTGCGGGTACATAAGCTATCCCGTTAAGACTGTAAAAGCAAACAAGCCGCCTATGAAGGTGGAAGATAAGGAGACAAAGGAATAATGGCAGAGCCAAGACTTGGTAAGGATGGGAGCGTATTGATAGGCGCTGCCACGGCGGCTACAATCACGGATTGGGAACTATCAGTAAATCAGGATGCTCTTGAAAAGACATCTTTTGGTGATGGCTGGGACAGGACTTATACGGCTGGTCTCCGTGGCCCGGTGGCTACGGTAAACGGCTTCTATAGCGACACCGACGCCGCCCAGGTTGCGCTGACCGCGCTTATTCACAGCACGTCAACCCCGGCCGCTGTTACGGTAATATTGCTCACAGTAAGCGCTACAGGTTCTAAAGCTGGATGGACTGGTTCGGCTATTCCGCAGCTTACTATCGGTGCAGGCCAGGATGGTATAGATACTATCAGTGGGACATTTCAGTTCTCTGGTGGTGTTAGTGTGTACTCAACATCAACATAAGGAGGTAGGAGATGAGGGTTAATCTGGCCATAAGCAATACATACGTACCGAAGTGCATGGGTAACAGTGACTTGCCCGAGGATGAGCAGATCACTGTTACTTATCGCCTAATGACGGCGGAGGTGGAAGAGAGATTTTCTACCATGTATCTAAAGCGCGAAGGCGATGATGAGTTTGGGATGGAAGTAGAGACTCATGCTGTCGAGATATGGAAGGAATGCGTAACTGCTGTCGCGGGGCTTGAGGACCAGGATGGTAAACCTATCGGGGATCCTAAACAGGTGCTTCTGATACCGGGGATATATGAGCTCGTGTCAGAGGTTGCGGCCCATATTAAGGGCAGTTCTGTAGTAACGGAGGCGGACTCAAAAAACTAAAGGCCGCCTTTTGGGCTTGGGCATCAGGCGACTTCAAGAGTATCGGCAATCTGTCTCCCAAGCGTATCTACTGCAAGGCTAATCCTATTGTAGTTAATTCAACAGACCTATTGATGTTGGCTACAGATTACGGCCAGCCTTTGCAGGTGTGGAAGGATTACAAGACGTTTGGTTTACCGCGTGCGGGCGGGTATATGCACCAACCTGCTTTATGGGTAGCCGTGATGCGGATTGTTGAAGGCGAATCAGCGGCATGGCAAGAGGAATTACGTGGCGACATCGGAAGAGCTAAAAATCATAGTAAAGGCTGAAGTCAATAAGGCTGTTGCCGACCTCAAAAAGCTACAAGGGCAGACGGGTAAGAACGCCAAGGCCGTCAAGGGATTCGGCGCTGACCTAAAGAAGATGGCCTTTGCTATCGGCGGCGCTGCTGCTGCCGTTGCCTTGTTTCGTAAGGGTTTCAAGTTTGCAGTTGAGGCTGCGCGAATGGCATCCGATGCAACGCAAGTCGAGATGGCCTTTAAGTCCATGGCCGAACGTGTCGGGGAGAGCGGAGCGGAGGTATTGAATGAGCTTTCGCAGGCAGCCGGCGGCGCGATAGATAGCCTTGCCCTTATGAAGCAGGCTTCTCGCGCTTTGGTTTTCAACATACCGGCAGCCGACCTTCAGAACCTTATGAAGATAGCCCGTGCGTCTGCCACTGCAACGGGCGAGTCTGTAGAACAGATGTTTAACTCTATTGTCACTGGTGTTGCCCGCGGCAGTAGAATGTTGCTTGATAACTTAGGTATAATTGTCAACGTTGAACAGGCGCAAGCCGAGTACGCCAAGAGTATCGGCAAGACGGCCGATGCGTTAACAGCCGCTGAGCGTAGCCAGGCCACGCTGAATGCCGTGCTTGAGAGTGGCGGCGACATTATGGAACGTGTTGGTGAGGCTGGGCGGATAGTGACCGACGCCGAGCGTTGGCAGCGTATGAACTCGTCTATTACGGATATGAAAATTGAAGTGGGCCGTAATATGATGGGTGTTTTCAGGCCCGTCATCGAGGGTGCTAATGAATTAGCCAGAGCTATGGCGACTGCTGCCAAGAATACCAGGATAACCCGCGATACTATGGCTGGGATGGCTGCTAATGGTGCTGTAAAGGACGCTGCGACCGCACTTGCGGCTGCCCGCGGCGAGATAGAAAGATTGACTGCCGGCTCTGCTATGTCCGGTGGTATGAGTCGTAGGACTTATGCAAGGGTTGAGGCTATAGAGGATCTGATAGAAGCTTTAAGTAAGCAAGTAGCCGCCGAGCAAATGGCGGCGAGATGGGTAGCATTCGGTACCGATGATCAGAAAGAAGCCGCGGCAGTAGCGGCGGCGTTGACGGCGGAAGAAACTAAGCGCGCCAATCTGCTTGTTGCGTATTGGGATGAAGTCAATAAGCAATTTGCAAAAACCCCCGAAGGCATGCAAGCGGTCTTGGAAGCTGATATTGCCATGTGGGAAGGCAGGCTGAAGAATGCCAAGATATCTGCCCCGCAGATTGAGGCTATACTACGCGACCTACGGTCGGAGCTTGAGTCATCGCTTGGGGCGGACGCATTAGTGGAAGCCGATGTATTCGGCCCGCCTAAGGATTTGTTTACGGAGTACATGGCCCAACTAAAAGAAGCTGTTGCACTTCGTGATAAGCTTATCGTAGCTGGTCCACGCGGGGCGCAAGGTGCGTTACAAGCTGAAGAGGATGCGCCCGGTGCTGCGCCTTTCAGGTTTGAGACTACCGGAATAGACTACGCAACCTCTAAACTAGAAGCCTTTGAAGAGGCCGCAGTAAAGGCGCAAGAAACATTCCAGATATTCACCCCAATCTTTGAGGGTGTCGGCAAGGCTATGGTTGATGGGGCCAGTGCTATCGGCGAAGCGTTCAAGGGCGTTCTTGTTGGCCTTATGAAAATGCTTGCACAGTGGGCCGCTGTTGAAGGCGGGTTAATGGTTGCCGCTGGTAATTTTGGTAAGGCGGCTGCTTATTTTGCCGCGTCTGCTGCCGCATCTGTAGCCGCTGGTGTTATTGGCGCCATCAAGCTCGCCGAGGGCGGCATAGTCACCGGGCCTACTAATGCGCTAATAGGCGAGGCTGGCCCCGAGGCGGTTATACCTCTGTCAAAGATGGGCAGCATGGGTGGTGACACCATCATCATAGTCAACGGCTCGCTATTCGAGCGCAACGAGCTGTTTGATCAAATAGGTGAGTATCAGCGT